AATATCAAGTAAAAACTTTGAAGACTTAGAACTCTCTTGTTCACATTGTGATAAGAATCACTTTGATCAAAAGACTTTGGATGCCTTACAAGGACTCAGGGATGCTATAAAGAAACCTCTGAAGCTCTCGTCAGCATACCGCTGCCCTACTCATAATGATAGTATTAGTTCCACAGGAAAAGAAGGGCCGCATACTACTGGAAAAGCAGTTGACATCCTATGTTCTGGTAAGCTAGCTCATGAGATCCTGAGCTTTGCAATGATACGTTCTAATACTTGGAAAGGTATAGGAATCTCTCAAAAAGGGAAACACTCTTCTAGGTTTATTCACTTGGATACAATAGAATCAGACATGAGACCTTGGATCTGGAGCTACTAGATGTCCTATAGCGAGAAAGTAATAGAACACTATGAAAGACCAAGTAATGTTGGTAGTATGGATAGTGGGAGTAGTAGTGTCGGTACTGGCCTTGTGGGTGCTCCTGAGTGTGGAGACGTTATGAAGCTACAAATACTAGTGGAAGACGATAAGATCGTTGATGCTAAGTTCAAAACCTTTGGCTGTGGATCTGCTATTGCTTCCTCAAGTTTAGTAACGGAATGGGTCAAAGGTAAGACCTTAGATGAAGCTGAGTTACTTAAGAATACTGATATAGTAGAAGAACTCTCGTTACCTCCAGTTAAAATACATTGCTCTGTTCTAGCAGAGGATGCAATCAAAGCCGCAATTAATGACTACAAAGGTAAATATGTGTAAGTGTGACCCGTGTACGTGTAACCCATGTAAATGTAAAGGAATCAAATGACAACACCAAAGAAACCCCTCAGTAAAACTGAGAGTGCTATACAACTAGGTAACATACTTAAGTTTGCTGGAAGAGGTGGGGGAGGAAAACTTAGGAAGATAGGCCAGAAACCTACTAAGAGTTCCTCAAAGATTGGAGAAGTACAGACTAGATCTAAGAAGTCATTACAGAAACAGAAGCCTGATAAGTCACCTAAGTCCTCTGATTGGGATGCTCATACATACAATCAAAAGCATAGAATAGGGCATGGAAAATCAATAGGAGCACGAGCTACAGCTACATTAGAAAGGAAGCATCCTAGTAAGACTACTAGAAAAGGTACTTTTGGTACTACAGCTAAGTACTATAAAGATAAGTCTGATGTGCGACAAGCAACAAAGATTAAAGAAGTACAGACTAGATCTAAAAAGTCTCTTAAGAATCAAAAACCAACTAAAAAGTAACTATGAGTAAAGCACCACAGGAAACCCTAGAGAACCTACATTCTCAGGTGGCACGAGAACTCTCTGACAGAATATCAACAGGAGAAGCATCTAGTGCAGACATAAGTAATGCAATTAAGTTTCTCAAGGATAATGGAATAGAAGGTCTTGCTATGCAAGATAGTCCTCTTGGACACTTAGTTAATGTGTTACCATTTCCAAAGAAGGAAGATCTTAAGAAAGTGTCCTCTAGTCCACTTAATTAATACAAGAGGTACCAGAGGTACCCCCAAGTCCTTTCCTTTCGTTACAGAGCGATCTGAGCACTATATAAGGTAATCTAATGTACACACAACAGACAGAATTGATCCAAGACTTCCGAAACTTCCTCTTTGTGGTCTGGGAACACTTGAGTCTACCAGAGCCAACTCCTGTTCAGTATGACATAGCTCAGTACCTACAGGATCATGACGAAAAGAGAATAGTGATTGAAGCATTCCGGGGGGTGGGAAAGAGCTACATAACAAGTGCATACGCATGTCACCAACTACTGTTGAATCCTGAAGTTAAAATACTTGTGGTCTCTGCTTCTAAGATTAGGGCAGATGACTTCAGTACGTTTACCATGCGTCTAATCACAGAGATGCCGGTGCTGCAACACTTGATGCCAAAGGGTTCCCAAAGGCAATCCAAGATTAGCTTTGATGTTGGCCCAGCTAAAGCCTCACACAGTCCATCCGTTAAGTCCGCAGGTATCACAGGTCAATTAGCTGGTAGCCGTGCTGACATAATCATTGCTGATGATGTGGAGATTCCAAATAACTCCATGACTCAAACCATGAGAGACAAAATCAGTGAAGCAGTTAAAGAGTTTGATGCAATACTGAAGCCTGATGGACGAGTGATCTACCTTGGTACTCCACAAACTGAGATGTCACTATATGAAACTCTACCAGAGAGAGGTTATAAGCCTCTGATTTGGCCCTCAAGAGTACCTAAGTTTCCAGATAAGTATGCAGGTAAACTAGCTCCTATTGTGATGCAGAAGATTAAAGAAGGAGAAGAAGCGGGTGTTCCTCTTGATCCACTTAGGTTTGACGACCAAGACCTGACTGAAAGAGAACTTAGCTATGGACGCTCTGGTTTTGCACTTCAGTTTATGTTGGACACAGCTATGTCTGATGCCGATAGGTACCCTCTTAAACTTGAGGATCTAATGGTCATGGACATAGATAATGACAAGGCTCCAGAGAAGGTGGTGTGGGGAAGATCTAAAGATAAGATTATTGACATTCCCAATGTAGGACTTCCGGGCGACTATTTCTACCCTCCTATGCAAATAGTGGGTCAATATATTAACTATACTGGCTCAGTACTTGCTATTGATCCTAGTGGGCGTGGTAAAGATGAGACTGCCTATGCGGTAGTTAAGATGCTTAATGGTACACTCTATGTCATAGACTTCGGTGGTATCACTGGAGGATACTCAAGTGATACTTTACAAGCCTTGAGTGTGATAGCTAAGAAGTATTTGGTTAACCAAGTGTTGATTGAGTCAAACTTTGGTGATGGTATGTTTTCTGAACTACTTAAACCTGTGCTTACTAAGATTTACCCTTGTACAATAGAGGAAGTCCGACACAATATCCAGAAAGAAAGAAGAATTGTGGACACTCTGGAACCAGTAATGAATCAACATAGACTAGTTATTGACCAGAAAGCCTTGGAAAGAGACTACCAATCCGTCCAACACTACCCACCTGAGTTGCAAAGTAGGTACATGCTTGCTCATCAGATGACTAGAATCACAAAAGAGAAGGGTGCTTTGGTTCATGATGATAGATTAGACGTACTAAGTATGGCTGTCAGCTACTGGGTGGAGCAAATGGCAACCGATGTTGACATTAAAATGTCAGATAGGAAGGAAGAGTTGTTGGATATTGAGTTAGAAAAGTTCATGGAAAACGCAATTAACCCACTAAATAAGCCTAATGAGACCAATAGTTATCCCATGTGGAACTAATAATGGACATTATAGGTATGGGAGGAGGTTAATAGTGAGTACACATATAACAAATGGATACCTATGTGTGTGTGGGTTCCTACTTTAGTACGTGTGTGTACTCACTTTTTATTACATTTGGGTACATTTGTACGGACATTTTGGTAAAAAAATGCGTTACCCTATCGATACCTACGCGAGCCAAGTTTACCCCATTCGGTCTTCAATGTTTCAAACTCAAAAAACAAAAAGTTTATTTAGGTTAGCACCTATTAATTAAATAAACCAGTGTGTGCTATGGTATTAAATTAGTATACGCTAACAAATGTAACAAATGTCAACTAATGTTTACAATTGTTATTAGCTAATCACATTTGTTAACACATGTATTCATTTGTTGTTAGCATGTTAACATTTGTTTGCTCTTGCAATTATCGTTCCATTTGTTTGTTCATCTATTTTTTTTATTATCAATTTATTTTCAACAAATGTAAACAAAAAGCTTGACAAATATTTGATTTAAAGTATAATTGATACATAATGCATTTAGCATTATAATTTCAGTTAATCCTTTAATCAATAAAGGTATTATGATTAGTCAAAATGAATTTAATAAGTTAATGGAAACATACGAAAACGCAAACCATTCAGTAATATATGATATTGGTTTAACATTGATAATATCATGTAATTTTTTAGCAGTTAGCTGGTTGGTAGCAATTAATTTATAGAAAAAGCTTGACAGTTAGTTAAGTTCTGATATAATAAAGGTACATTTAAATCAATAAAGGATAATATGAATGAATTATTAGAAGAAAATGCAGAGTATGACGCATTAGAAACCAGTGACATACTGAACCGATGTAATACATCCGTTCAACATAGATTGTTTCCAATCCAATCAAATTGGAAGTTAGAAGAATCAGAACAATTCAAG